TCTATGAATCGCTTGACACACCAGTCTGCTCTTCAACCCACGTCAGTGGAAGAAATAAAAGAGCGCGATAAGAGGGTAAATCCTTGGGCGAAATTCGACCAGATCCTGAAATTGTCCGATAGAAACAAGACCATGACTTCAGAGCAAGTCCTTGCAGCTGTGAAAAATAACTTATGTCACATAGCTTGCACGGAGGATGGATATACCAACGCCTGCGATATTCTCGCACTTGGTGGTAATGCTTTTCTGATTCCAATGCACATGTTCAAGCATAGGAGATGTATGAAGGTTAGAGTAACGCGGAAAAATACTGCCTATCTCAATTCATCTTTCCCAGACTACTTGGACTCCTATATGGCGTCCATGATTCCCGAAGCTGATTTAGCCGTGTGTATTCTCAATGGCGGAGGACCTTTTAAAAACATTCTCCACCTCTTCCCAGAAGAAATTCAAGCGGAAGGAAGTGCGAAATTTTTGTACAGAGATGCCCATGGTGAATTAACTGAGAGTGACGTCCAGTTGCAACTGTTGACGGACAAGGAGAAGAAAGATTCTGTTTTGGACACAAATACCAAGCAACCCACTATTTCCTACAAATATCAGTTGGACTTTGACACGTTCGACGGTTTGTGTATGGGAGTATGTGTTGGCATGTTCTCAAAAGCCACTATTGCTTGTGTTCACACCCAAGGTTTTAGGAACAAAAAGATTCTAGATCGTATTCATAATTATTTTGAACCAGATATGAGTCGCACGGGTTTCGGTTCTATTGTCACCCGTGAAGTCCTTCAAAACCATCTGTATGATGTAGAGACCCATCTTTCTACGATCATTGTTTCCGATCCAGGTACCTTGCCAGAGGAGCGGTACGGCATTCCGGTTATCAAGAGTGAGGAGTCACATCCCAAGTCGGCATACCATTTCCTTGAAGAGGGAGCGAGAGCTGAATTTTTGGGACAAGCCGGAACACGAAGTTCGTACACCAAAAGCAAGGTAGAGAAAACACCCATCTCTGATTCCGTCGCACGTGTGTGTGGAGTTGAAAATGATTTTGGACCACCGCGTTTCCACCGCACTCGAATGTGGCAGGCTTCATTGGTTCATTCCTCGAGTCCCAGTCCTGGAGTCGAGCCCAAATTGCTAGAATGGGCTGCCAGAGATTATGTGGATGGATGGGAGAGAGGCACCTACCGTAATGAGTTTGGTGCGTTTCTTGATGATGAACTTAGACCTCTCGATATGTTGGATAACATGAGTGGGATTGACGGTAAGTTATTTATTGACGCCGTCAAGAAGAACACTTCCAAGGGCTTTCCACTTAATGGCCCCAAGAGGGAAATGATAACCTTTTTGGATCCCCAGGATTACCCATCACACCAATGTCCCGTAGAGGCTGATGCCAAGATTGTAGCGGAAATGCATCGCATGGAAAATTTGCTTGCTGACAAACAACGTTGCTACTTCATTTTTAGCGCTTGTCCAAAGGACGAGCCCACGAAGATTGACAAAGATAAAGTACGCATATTCCAGGCTGCGGATTGGGCCAGTCAATTGCTCATTCGCAAGTATTTTCTTCCCATTGCTCGTGTATTGTCAGTTTTTCCCATTAAATCTGAGTGTGCCGTAGGAATCAACTCCAATGGTCCTGATTGGGACGAAATGGCAAAGTTCATAAGTGCCCATGGTAAGGACAGAATTGTCGCAGGAGATTACAGTAAGTATGACTTAAGAATGCCGGCTCAACTCATTTTAGCCGCTTTCAAAATCATGATTACTCTTGCGAGACGCAGTCCGAATTACACCAGCCGAGACATTACCGTCATGAAAGGTATAGCTACGGAGATAGCTTATTCATGTACGGTGTACAATGGAGATTTATTGTTGCAGTTCGGATCTAATCCCTCAGGACACAATATGACCGTGTACATAAATTGCATCGTTAATTCGTTGCTTTTGAGGTGCGCTTTTGCTCGTTTGTGCCCAACAATTAGAGATGAAGATCCCAAAATGGCTTTCTATTTCTTGGACGTTCC